TGTGTATATACATGCACTATGACCGAACCAGAAATTAATTTTACAGACGAGGTAGAACTCGACGAAACAATAGCATTTATACTAGATCGTATTGACGAAGCTCAATTAGAAGAGGATTGATTTAGTATATCTCTATTGTCTGAGAATTTCCAGCACCCAAATGGGGCTAGAAAAACAAAACTAACTAAAAATAGTAGTATGACAATGATGATAAACAAAATGTTGGCTCCCTTGGTTTTCGAGGGAGATATCTTTAAACGTATGCAGTTATTGGCTAACGAAGCTAATGCTCCACTGTATTCAGGCTCAGAGCCTTACGATGCTTACAAAGACAAGGATGGTAATTTTATTCTTGAGTTTGCATTAGTCGGATTAGATCAGGAAGATATTTCCGTATCTGTATCTGGACAGACCTTGAAGATTGAGGCGGGATCTCAGCAAAAAGACGATGATGCTGAATTCTACCATAGAAAAATATCTCGACGATCTGTCAAGAAGCACTTTACCTTGCACCAGAACGTTGATAAAGACTCCATTCAGGCAGAATATAAAAATGGCCTACTGAGAGTTAAAATACCTCTTGAAAAAGAGGAGAAAAAAGACATAATGATTGAAGTTAAGTAAAACTTTGAAGTGACTTATATCGCTCCTTCTAGGTTGTGCTTACCTAGAAGGAGTTTTTTTATGATTACTTACGGGATAACGGTAGCAGACGAGTTTTTTGAATTTAAAAGATTAATTAATTCACTTGAACCATATGTTTTACCAGATGAGGAGATTGTCATCTTGGCAGATCAGAACAAAGTAACTAAAGATATCGAAGATTTTTGTAAGCTTTGCGGGTTGAAAATAAACTACTTTGACTTTCAGAAAGATTTTTCTGCTTTTAAAAATACTTTATTTGAGTTATCTACAAAAGACTATTTGATGCAGATTGATGCTGATGAACAAATACCACCTTCATTATTGAATGCATTAAGGGCAGTAGTGCAAAAAGGAGATATTGATCTGCTTTGGATTCCAAGGATCAATGTCGTTCGTGGGGCGACAGAAGAACATATCAAAAAATACAACTGGGAAATAAACAAAATGGGTTGGGAGGGATTTCCTGATTTTCAATCTCGTTTTGTTTCCACTAAAGGTCATGTTAAGTGGCAGAATAAAGTTCATGAGGTCTTAGCGGGAGCGAAGAATCAAGTTAAATTATCTAGTGAACCTATTGAGCATTTTTGTATTCTTCATGTAAAAGATATCAAAAAGCAAGAGCGTCAAAATAATTTATACGATACAATTTAAAATGAAGGTGGCTTTTTTCCAAGAGGGAGACTCTACAGCTCCATATATGGTTAGTAGAGAACATCCAAATATTAGAACAGATTTGGCTTGGGCCTGTTCTTTAAATGCTCATGTTTTTAACCCACCTTTTGAAAAATATAATTCTCTTTATGGACATTATGACATTGGGATAGTTATTTTATCTAAAAAAAATCCTTCCATCTTTAAAATCTCTGAAATTAAAAAATTTTGCAAGATCATAATAGTTATGCAGGAAGGACCATTTTGGTATTTCCAAGATTACTCAATTAACGATCAACTACACTACCTTAATAACTTGGCAGAAGCTGACGTTATATTTACTCATAATGAATCAGATGTAAAATATTACAAAGGAATTTTCCCAAATAAATCCATAAAAACTTTTCAATCGTTAATGATTGAAGACGCAATTAAAGATTTGCACCCAGAGAATAAAAGGTCTGGAGTTATGTTGGGAGGTAATTGTTCAAGTTGGTATGGAGGTATTGACTCTTTTGCTATTGCATCGAAGTTTAGCGAAGAATTATATGCACCAACTATGGGTCGCGGAAGTAGGTTTAAAGAAGATGAGACAAAAATAAAAAATTTAACTCATATTGATTATACAAATTGGTCTAATTGGATGTTTGAATTATCAAAGAGAAAATATTCAATCCATTTGATGAGAACCTTTGCCGCAGGAACTTTTTCTTTAAATTGTTCTTACTTAGGTATACCATGTATAGCGTATTCTTATTTAGATACTCAAAGAAAGCTACACCCAAGTTTATCTGTAGAAGATGGAGATTTAGAAAAGGCTCGTAAGCTAATGGAAAAATTATTTAGTGATAGTGATTTTTACAATCATTGCTCAAAGGAAACAAAACAATTGTATAAAAAAGAATATTCAGAAGAAATATTTTTAAAAAGATTTTATGAAAAGTTTAGATATAGTAATAGCAATTGACGACCTTCATCCAGAAGAAGGTTGGGGATTACCTAATGACGAATGCACTAAATATATTCAACTTTTAAATGAGGAGTTTGGATGTAAATTCGTTTTGTTTACGCCCTCTAATTACCAAGGATTATACCCCCTTTCGAAACATAAAGATTGGGTTAAGTTTTGGAAAGATCAAGATTGGATAGAATTTGCTGGTCATGGCCACACTCACTGTAGGCCATATACTAATCCTAATTACTGTAGAGAAAATGAATTCTTGGATTTAGATTATTATGAATCTCAGAAAAGATTGAATGATTGTCTAATTGAATGGGATTCTGTTGATGTTCATCCATTAGGATGGAGGATGTGTGGATGGAATGCTACTCAAGGGTCTTTTTATGCAGCACAAGAAAAATTCAAGTATTTAGCAATCCACGAGTTAACTAATAAAAACATCCACTTTAGAGAAGACTGTAAACTGTTTGCGAACAATACCTGCATCACAAGTAAGGAGCAGTCCATTGTAGATGATAAGTTTATTTACTTTCAGTCGCACATATCAGGCAAATTTAATAAAAATGTTTGGGACTTGTCAAATTACACTCATTTCAAAAATACTTTGAAGATTCTTCTTGACAAATATAAAGTTACTTTTAAAAATTTTGAAGATTTAATTTAATGAAAACTACAGATAATCACACTCTTGAAGAGATAAACAGACTCAAAAATCCTGCAACCTCAACCATGATTGATCGTTATGTGATAGCTGACTATTGGACGAAGGGTCAGAAAGTTTTAGATGCAGCTACTGGTAGAGGATATGGAGCTATGATCCTTTATTCTCTTGGCGCAAAGTCTGTTACAGGGATTGACATAGATGAAGATTCAATCAAAGAAAGTCAGAGCAGGTTCGGAAGAGATAATGTTCATTTTTTAACTTGCGATATTTTCAATTTGAAAGATGAATTTGAAGAGAATGAATTTGATGTATGCACTTCGATAGAAACATTTGAACATCTTCCTCCAGAAAAAATAGATCAATATTTACAGTCCTTAAAATTTGTTACGGAAAAAACAATAATTATAACTACTCCAAGAAGATTAACCCCTACTTGGGAGTATGATGGAGGAACTCACTTATATGAATACGACTCAAAGGAGATGATAGAAATTCTAACAAAAAACTTTCCAGACTCTAAAATATCAGGATTTGGTTTACAAGAATTATTGTTGAATTCTAGAAATCAGTATGGGACAGACATTACAAATGATCTTAATAATTGTAGAGTTTTCTTTTTCTTAATTAACCTTAAAAAATAATATGAGAGCTATTACTTTTGTAATCCCAGCTAGAAATAATTTAGAATTCTTAAAAATATGTTACAATTCTTTAAAGAAATTGGAGGGTTCTCACCATATTTTAATTTTGGATGACGCTTCTTCAGATGGAACTTCAGAATGGTTAGATTCATTGGATGATGAAAGACTTCATTGTTATAAAAATTCTGGACCAGAAAGAGTCGGTATTGTTGGTATGTTCGACAAGGGGATAGCTATGGCCCCAACAGATATAATCATGGCTTTTCATGCTGATATGGTTGCTGCTCCCGACTTAGATTATCAAATATTAAAACATTTAGATAAAAGGAAGGTTGTTTGCGCTACTAGATTAGAGCCTCCCATTCACCCAGATCACCAATCAAAAGTTTTAGTTGATCTAGGTTCAGAAGTGAAAGACTTTGATTATGATAAGTTTGTGGATTGGTGTAAAAATGATTACCAGAAAAAGCCTGATTCCGAAACGACTAATGGAATGTTCGCTCCTTGGTGCATGTATAAAGAAGATTTTTTGAGCATAGGTGGACATGATGAATTGTTCGCTCCTCAAAGCAGGGAAGATTCCGATCTTTTTTATAGGTTTGTTATTAATGGATATGAATTGATTCAAACTTGGGATGGATTAGTTTATCATTTCACCTCTAGAGGCAGTAGGTTTAACAAAATCTCTGGTGGTGATACAGGGGTAGATTCTCCAGAGTGGCAAAAAACAAACCACAAAAATGAGAGAAACTTCTTTAGAAAATGGGGGACTGATGTTTTACTAGATCAATATTTGAGTCCGATTATTTTCCCTAAATATGACGTAGCTATTGTTTGTAAATACTGCAATCCAACTCTTCTTTATCATCTTGAGCCTGTTTGTGATGTAATTTATCAAGATTGTAGCTCTGAGAATGTAAAAAGTTATGTTTCAGAAAACTGCGACAAAACATTATTTAATTTGGATAGCAGAATTAAAAAAATAACAGAGTTTAATTATCATCAGGTAACGGTTTATGTTGACGGGAGAAACTTTGATCAGAAAGATTTCAACTTAATAAAAAATCTAAGTTCAGCTATATCTTCCAATAATTTGCTTGGTCATTACAAAGTGGGTAACTTAATAATTATTATTGATGATATCCAAGACTTTCAATCTAAAAACAAATGAAAATATTAGTTACAGGAGGAGCGGGATTTGTAGGTTATAATCTTTGCAAAAGATTATTGGAATATGGCCATGATGTTGTAAGCATAGATAATTACTCTACTGGTAAAAAAGAAAATGAAATTTCTGGTGTTAATTACATTAATGCTGACATTTTAGAATACCCCCTAGAAAACATTGAGGAAGATGTTGATATAGTTTATCACTTGGCTGCTTCAGCTAGAATCCAACCCTCATTTAAAGATCCAGTTTTATATGCAAAAAACAACGTGATTGCAACATTTAATGTTTGCGAATATTGTAGGTCCAATAATATCCCACTAATTTTTGCTGGGAGTTCTTCTCACCATTCAGGTAAATTTAAAAATCCATACACATTCACAAAAGATTTGTCTGAAGAAACGGTTGAACTTTATCAAAAACTATTTAATATACAAGCAAGCACCGCAAGGTTTTATAATGTATACGGACCTCATCAATTAGAGGAAGGAGCAGCAACTTTAATTGGTATTTGGGACAAAGCTTACAGAGAGGGTATGGCATTTAATATTTATGGAGATGGATCAAAACGTAGAGATTTCACTCATGTAGATGATATTGTCGATGCTTTGATTTTAATTTTTGAGGAAAAATCTTTTGGAAATTTATTTGAATTAGGTAGAGGAGATAATCACTCTGTAAAGGAGGTTTCGGAAATGTATGGCGAAAAAAAAATTAACTATCATGGCGATAGGATGGGTGAAGCTCAAGATACTCTTTGTAATTCAGTCTTAGCAAAAGACCTTTTGGGCTGGGAGCCAACTAAAAATTTAATTGATTGGATAAAAAATAGATGAAAAAAGTTATTATTACAGGAGTAACAGGTCAAGATGGCAGCTTCATGGCTGACTATCTTCTGAAGAATACTGAGCACACTATTATCGCTGGAGTTCGGCGTTTAAGTGTCAAAAATCATAGCAATATTGCTCATCTGGTAGATAATCCACGCTTTAAACTCATTGACTTAGATGTTACTGATTCTGTAAATACAGAAGAGGTTATCTCTAAAGAGAAGCCAGATTATTTTATTAATTTTGCGGCTAATTCTTTTGTGGGGGTTAGTTGGACCCAACCAGCAAACCACATGAACACAAATGCTATGGCTGTAATGTATCAGCTTGAGGCAATTCGCAAGCATTGTCCTAAATGCCGTTATTACAACGCTGGCTCCTCAGAGGAGTTTGGAGACGTTTTACATTCTCCACAGTCAGAACTTCATCCGTTGCGACCAAGAAGCCCTTATGGTGTTTCTAAGGCTAGTGCGAGGCACATGGTAAAAGTATGGAGAGATTCCTATCATTTGTTTGCTATTCAAGGATGGTTATTCAACCATGAAGGAACTCGTCGCGGAGAAGAGTTTGTAACTCGTAAGATTACCAAAAATGTATCTCGTATTCAAAAGGAATACCCTAGTGGCGATTTTATGCCTCTTGAGTTAGGTAATGTAGATGCCAAGCGAGATTGGAGCGATGCTGAAGATTTTGTTGAAGGTGTTTGGTTGATGCTCAACCAAGAGCATCCAAAAGAATATGTCTTGTCTTCAGACGAAACACACTCGATTAGAGAATTTGTTGAGGAGGCTTTCAATTTTGCAGGATTTGCTAAAGATCAATGTCGATGGGATGGCTATAGTGTTAACGAGAAGTATTACCATGAAGACAAGATCTTAGTCCAGATTAGTCCAGCTTTTTATCGCCCTGCTGAAGTAGAGTTGCTTTTGGGAGATTCTGACTTAGCTAGAAGAGAGTTGGGTTGGTCTCCAAAAACAGATTTTTTAGGCTTGGTGAGAAAAATGGTTGCAAACGATATGAATGCATGTTAGGATACCTTTATGCCAAGGGGTAAAAAAGAATGTCCAAAGTGTTCTTCTTTGTGTTCTAGCCGAGCTTTAGAGTGTGAGTGTGGGTTTATATTTAAAAACCACAAAAAAACACCCAAAAAGCCTACTTATTTTAGAGAGAGGCAGCAGTTTATAAAGAAGATGCTGAATAATCAGCCTTCAACGAATTACAAGCTGGATATGATCACAGCTACGAAGGTTTTCAAGCGCTTTGAAAATGATGCTGATTTTTTGTTGAAGGTTAAGCCTCCGTTTAAGTTCGATGGTTCAATAAAATATTTTTTAACCAAAGATGGATTGGAATACTTAGACAAGAAGCTCAGAGAATTTTACTACAAGCCAAAAAACTCCGAAAAAATGGTTGACCATAGGCTTAAATGCGGAGAAGATAGATTGATCGAAAAAAGAAAAACCCTGAGAGATTTTTTAGATGAGTAAGAAAAGCGCAAAAGAAACAATCGGCACTTCGCAATTTATGTCGAAGTTTTTTAAGAGTAACAAAGAGTTTCATTACAATTATGAAGATACTGCGAAGCCTTATATAGTTTCGACTGGTTCTTTGATTTTAGACCAGTTTATTGGTGGTGGTCTTGGAGCTGGTTTGCAGCGTTTTATCGGCTGCAATGAAGGAGGTAAAACAAACGAGGCTCTTCATGTTATGAAGAACATGCTTGAGACAGTAGAGAAAACCAAGGGTCTTTATATTAAAGCAGAGGGTCGCCTATCAGGAGACATCCAAAAGCGTTCTGGATTGAAGTTTGTGACTGACCCAGAAGACTGGGAAGTCGGCACTTGCCTTGTTTGGGAGTGCAATATTTATGATGTAGTTTTCGATGGTCTTAGAGAACTACTAAAGAATAACCCAGATAAAGAAAAATTTTGCATTGTCATCGACAGTATGGATGGCTTGATTCCTAAATCTGACCTAGAGAAGACTACCAGTGACGCAGCAAAAGTTGCAGCAGGTGCATCTTTAACTTCAGATTTCTTAAAGCGAGTTAGTCTTGGGATGGGTAAATTTGGTCACATGTGCATTATGATCTCTCAGGTTCGGTCAACTATTAAGACGAGTCAGTATGCAGCTAGTGATCCAAACAACCAAACCAATTCTAGCGGTGGCAATGCAGCACTTCACTATCCAGACTGGATCATTAACTTCGAAAAGAGAAATCAGGCCGACTTGATCTTGCAAGACCAAAAGGCAAGGCCAAGCCCAGAGAATCCAATCATTGGGCATTATGCCAAGGTTCATATTCAAAAGTCTACGAATGAGAGCACGGGAATGCGTATCCGCTATCCAATTAAGCATGGTCGATCTGATGGAAAGTCTATTTGGATTGAGCGTGAGATTATTGAAATGCTTCTAATGTGGAACTTTATTGAGAAGTCAGCTTCTTGGTTTAAGTTTGATGAGGAGTTGATCAAATATCTTGGCGATAGAGGCATTGAACTTCAGGAGAAGTATCAAGGAATGAAAGCTTTGTATGATCTCTTGGAGAGCAACGAAGAGGTGACAAAAGCAATGCACTTATTTATTGCTGAAAACGTTTTCGCATGATCTTTTTAACGACAACTGGTCGGGAACAAAAGCTCAAAAACTCTACAAAGTATTTAATTGATTGGGACAAAAAGTGTCGGAGTAAGCTTCAAAAAAAAGTTAAAGATCTCTTATACTCAAATTGGGTTTCTGATGTTGTTTTCGAGGAGCTTCCCGTTCTTGGGACACGAATGACATTAGACTTTTACAACGCAAATAAAAAACTTGCAGTAGAGGTGGATGGCAATCAACATTACAAATACAACAAGTTCTTCCACTCAAACTCTAGGCAAAATTTCCTTTCTCAGTTGCAGAGAGATGAGAAAAAGGAGTATTTTTGTGAAATTAACCAAATTAAGCTTGTCAGAATATTGGAAAGGGATACCATTGACGAGGAGCTTCTAAGAGCATTAGACATTATATGAACAATTTTGACAAAACGGATAATACGTTACCTATAAGCATTCTAACGAAGCTTTTTGATTGCACGGGTTCTGAGAGCGGAGGAAACAAGGGATTCTTCCTTTATTATATTAATGATGTGGGTCAACCTACTTTTGCAACCAAGACAGAAAATACTTGTGTCGATATGGCTTTGAGTAAGTTGGTCGAAATTTCTTTGGACGAGGGAGGTGCTCGATGATATCTAGCATGGATCTAGAGAAGACTGTATTAAAGGGTCTTCTCCAGCACCCTCACAAGTGGGCTGAAGTTTCAGTGTTTCTCAATGAGAAAGATTTCTTTAGTGAAGACTCTCAGGTTCATCTTTCTATTTTTAAATTGATCCGCAATGCATTGAATAATATGGAGTCAATTGATGACACTATTCTTATTCCAAGATTGGAGCAACTAAAGGTTAGTTTCCCAGACAGTATTGACCTGCCAGAATACATCCGATCCCTTGTTTACCATAAGATTACTGAAGATATCTTTATTTCTTCAGTAAAGGAATTGAAAAAGTTCTCTGCTCGTAGAGAGATCTATCGCTCCGCAAGGGACGTAGCTTCTTATGTCAAAAAGGTCGATCCTGATATAAAATATTCAGAAATTATAGATAAAGCTGACGAGATTTATAACAAAAATATTAAAGATTTTGAGTTTACTGATGATGGGCCAATTAATCTTTTTGATATGATGGAAGATTTGGTTGAAGATAGGGGAAATAATCCTATTGAAGAATCTGGATTAATGGGGCCACATGAAAGAATAAACGAGATTTACGGATCTTTACTTTTAGAGGGAAACATCTCTGTTATTGTTGCTCGTTCTGGCGTGGGAAAGACTCAGTTCTGCATGGATTACACAATAAGAACTGGAGCTAAATACAATATTCCTGTCTTACATTTTGACAATGGTGAAATGAGTGAAGAGGAGCTTATTTTTCGTCAATGTTCTGCAATGAGCGGCATACCTGTTTACCTCTTGCAAAGTGGGAAGTGGAGGACTTCTAGTTATAAGAATTGGTCTGTTGAAGAGGTTGTAGCAAAGGTTCGTCAAACTTGGGATAAGATAAAGTCTGGTAATATGCAGTTTTATTATGTGAATGTTGCTGGTATGTCTGCTGAAGAAATGTGCTCTTATCTAAAAAGGTATTACTACTCTAAAGTTGGCAGGGGTAATAAAATGATTTTTAGTTTTGATTATATCAAGACAGACTTTAATAGCGTTGGCAAAAACGATTCTGGTTGGCAGCAAGTTTCTTTGATGGTTCACTTGTTCAAGCAAACTATCCATAGGGATTTGTGTTTTGATGGCAAGCCCTGCGTTTCAATGATGACTTCTGTTCAAGCAAATAGACTTGGGATTACGGGTAACAGGGGAACAGATTCGATAGTCGATAATGAAAGTGTGGTCTCTCTTTCTGATGGGATCACTCAATTCTGTTCTCATCTGTTTTTATTGAGGAGGAAAGTTCCAGATGAAATTCATGAAGATGGAGATCGATTCGGAACTCACAAGCTAGTAAATCTTAAAGCTCGTCATCTAGGTAAAAACCCTCTTCGTGACATTAATCCCATAGAAATGCCAGATGGCTCTAATCGCAAGAATTTTATAAACTTGAATATTCAAAACTTTAGAATCGAAGAGCGCGGAGACCTTCAGGATATTGTTAATTCTATTAATAACGTTGATGTTAATTTGGAGTCTAGCAACGAAAGTGATGACATCCCAATCAGTCTTTCGCAATGACCGATTACAAATCTGTTTTAGAAGATCTTGGTTATCGACTAAAAGATCATGGCTCTTATTGGAGAACTAGCGCTGTATATAGGTCTGGTGATAATTCTACAGCACTACAGATTTATAAAGATACTGGGGTTTGGAAAGATTATGTGGAAGACTCTATGTTTCTCCCCTTTGAAGCCTTACTTCAGAAAACTTTAAATACTAATGACAAAAGTATTTTAAGCTCTTACCTAAAGAGTAATAGTGTAAATATATATGAACGCTCTGCTCAAAAAAAACTTTTGAATGAAGAAAAAACATATCCAGATTCTTGTTTAAATCGCTTGCTACCCCATTATGACTTTTATTTGAATAGGGGGATATCAGAAGACACTTTGAAGAAGTTCAAGTGCGGATTGGCAATGTCTGGAAAAATGTATCAGCGAGTCATATTCCCCATTTGCCGCCCTGACGGGAGGATACATGGCTTTTCGGGCCGAAAGGTAACGGATGACCCTAGACCTAAATGGTTGCACAATGGGAGGTGTTCTGATTGGTTTTATCCATATTATACGATTGACAAAGTTCGAACTGCTATTGAAGAAAGTCGCAGTGTTTATGTTGTAGAATCGATTGGAGATTGTATTTCATTATTTGATGCTGGAATCAAAAATGTTCTTGTTTCTTTCGGTCTTAATATTTCACCTAAGTTCATATCTAAGTTGCATGGCTTGCCCTTAGATAAAATTTTTATTGCATTTAATAATGATTTTAATTCAGGTTCTAACAGGGGATTTGAAGGTTCAATTAAGTCTATATTCAAGCTCTGCGATCAAATTGATTTTGATAAAGTATTTTTTTCTCCACCTCCAGAAAATGATTTCGGAGACATGGATAAAGACCAAATAAACAAATATGTTGAATATTGTGCATCAATTAAGCATAATGAAACAATAGCCAACGTTATTGATTTTGCCAAAGAGATGAATAAACGTGGGGTCAATAAAACATTTACTTCTAATTTACGGAAGTTCGAAAAAAAATACGACTTCCATTATGGAGAAATCTGAAAACAAGCCTCTGTCAGCCTCACGCATTAAAACAATGCAGACTTGCACTTGGCAATATTGGGCTAAGTATCATTTGCGTCTACCAGACAAATCTAATCATGGATCTTTGCGTGGGACAATCTGTCATGCTATTTTTGAGAACTTAGGTAACCCTAGACATAGGAAGCATTATAGGGCTATTATTAAAGCTCAAGATATAAATGTTAGCTCTCCTATTAAGAGGATGGTCGAAGCTTATGCTAAAAAGTATGAGATAGACGACTTTGAGAATATGGACCTAATCAATAAGATGACAGTTGAGGGTTTGAATTTTGACTTCTTTGGGGATACAGAGGGGAAACCTACAGAAGCTATCTCTGAGAAAGATTTCGATATATCTGTAGATGAAGGAGATAAGAATTATCGGATACTAGGGTTTATAGATAAGCTATTCCTCTTTAAAAGAAAAAAAACAGCTATAATCCGAGACTTTAAAACCTCTAAAAATGTTTTCGAAGGTAAGGAGTATACAGACAACATGCAGGATTATATGTATTGCCTTGCTGTTAAATATTTGTATCCAGAATACCTGAAGAGGCGCATGGAGTTCTTATTCTTAAAGTTCGACTTAAATGCGGAAGGTCTTATGGCTATGGAGCCGTTAGATGAACTAGACTTAGAAGGTTTTGAATATTTTTTGACGGATGTTCAGCAGGTAATCAACAACTTCAGTGAAAAGACTGCGGTTAGCGGTCTTGCTTGGGACAAGGGTTATCCAGCAAAGGAAGACGGGTTCGCTGGTAAAATTGTTTGTGGTAGAGCTACTCATGTAGGGCAATTGAAAAAGAATGGAGATTTGATGTGGCACTGTCCATTCAAGTTTCCATTCGATTATTATCACCTGCTTGGGGGAAAAGATAAGTTCATCAAGTCATCTTATGTAAAAGAAGATTTACAAGTCATGCTTGACGAAGGAGTAGGCACACATATCGAGAAGAAAAAATATTCTGGTTGTCCGTCTTTTTCGTTTGACAGCCCAAGTGACCTCCTTTAAGATTTCTGCATGATACCTCTCTTTAAGAGCCAGTTTAGTATAGGTAAGTCTATTCTGACCGCAGAGAAAATATTGGAAATCGCAAAGCTCAACTCCTTGGATCGCGTTGTCTTGGTTGAGGATAGCTTTTATGGATTTAGAATATTTAACAATCTTTTTCAAGAGGAGCGTATTAATTTAGTATTTGGTCTTAGGATTCCTGTTATAAATAATGGAGTTGATGAAAACGAAAGGTCTAGCAAGTTAGTTCTTTTTGCAAAAAATAATGAAGGGGTAAAAGATTTAAAAAAAATGTATTCCAGTGCATCTTTGAATGATTGCAATTCCCTGATTTTATCCGAATACAGTAAGGAAGATTTTAAAAACCTTAAGGTTTGCGTCCCCTTTTACGACTCTTATATTTTTAATAATTTATTTTATTTTGGATTATCTCATATAGATATTAAACACTTAGACCCAGTTTATTTTATTGAAGATAATAATCATCCTTTTGATTTTCAAATCAAGTCTGTTATTGATGGACTTGGAGTCAAGACGCAAGCAGTTAAGACAATTGTTCATCACAACAAAGATGAATTTGCAGCTTCACAAATGTATAAAGCTACTTGCAATAGATCTGGAGGCAAATCTCCAACTTTCCAAAGCCCAAACCTAAATCACTTCTGCTCAGACGAGTTCTGCTGGGAGTCTTATAAAGATGCTACCACATAATCAAAAATATCTAGTTTTCGATACGGAAACTGAAGGACTTAATTTACATTCTTCTCGCACTTGGCAGGTTTCATGGTTGATCTGTCAAGGTAATAGAATCATCGAAGAGAACGATAGGTATATTAGTCATAAAGATCTGCAAATCAATAAATTAGTAGAGCGCCTTACTGGTTTCACTTGGGACAAGTATGACGAAAGAAAAGAACCTTTGAAGAAAGTTTGGGCTGATTTTAAAGCTGATTTATTCAACCCAGAATATAAAATTGTTGGTCAGAACCTTTTGGGCTTTGATGTCTACATGGTAGCTGGGATGCAAAGGTTATTGGGGGAAACTCCTGATTACTCGTATCTTAATCGAATTTATGACACTAGAGCCTTCGGCAAGGCTTACAGGGAAGATCTCGATAAGCCCAAGAAAGATTTATTGAGTTGGCAGTATAAGATAATCCATGACCGATCCCTCAAGGCGAGAGTTTCTCAAAACCAATTGCTTAAATTCTTTGGCATAGAGTTTGAAGAAGAGAAGCTGCATGATGCCTTATATGACAACAAGATGTGCTTTAAGGTTTTTTCTGCACTTAAAAAAGAAATGAATTTGTAATGTTTGGAGATTTTTCTGTTTACGACGATTGTGAGCCTATTGGCGTTGAATTACCTAAGACTTCTGTCAGCGAAGCTGTATTGAGTAGTATTGGGCTTGGCAAAGAAAGCTCCACTAAAGAAATTATGTATGAGCTTACCCGCAAAGGATTGCGGGATAAAGGAATTACAAAGCATGAGAATAAAAAAGAATATTTTGATCGTGCGAAACAAGAATTAGAGACTTTCGAAGAGCTTGGGTTTACAGATTATATTTTGTTAAACTGGGATGTTCTAAACTTCTGCCATGAAAACAGTATCCCCACTGGAGCAGGTCGTGGTTCTGCTGCTGGATCTTTAGTTTTGTATTTGCTTGGGGTAACCAATATTGATCCTATCCCTCACAACTTATTCTTTGAGCGTTTTGTTTCGAAGAGTCGTGCTAAAAAAGTTTACGATAAACGCAATAAAGAGTTTCTTGTTGGTAGCCTACTTCCTGATGTTGACTCAGACATTAGTTATGAGCAAAGACAGAGAGTTATTCAATACATCGAAGAAAAACATGAGGGCAGGACAGCAAAGATCTTAACCTTCAACACTTTTAGTTCTAAGCTCTGTATCAGAGAAGCGACCAAGTATTTTGATGAAGCTAGGGAGGAACAAGCTAATGCGGTTAGCGACATGATTCCGAAGCTTCACGGTAAAGTATCCTCTCTGGAAAATGCAAGAGAAGATAATGAAAAATTCGACGATTGGGTTAAGAAACACAATAAGACTTTCACCAACGCGAAGAAGATAGAAAATTTAATTAAAAACACGGGAGTTCATCCATCTGGTATCGCCATTTGCTCCCAATCAATAGGAGATGTTGTTCCTCTACAAAAAACTAAAGATGGAGACCTTATAACAGGCTACAATATGCATGATGTCGCTGACCTTATGGTTAAGTTCGATATTCTTGGCCTAAGAACTCTAACTATTGCTCATAGGACTTGCGACAAGATTGGAATCAATATAGATGACGTTGACCCTAATGATGGATTCATATACGAGAAGCTTCAGGATTACAATCATCCAGAAGGCTTATTCCAGATTTCTGCTAGCACAAACTTTAGAGTGTGCCAAGACGTTAAGCCAGATAATTTAAATGAACTTTCTGATGTTGTAGCTCTTGCTAGACCGGGTGCTTTACAATTTGTTGACGAATACATTCGACAAAAACAAGCCCCCCAATCAAGTGACCTTCATAAAGAACTAGACGAAATCCTATCTTGGTCTAAAAATGTTATTTTGTATCAAGAGCAGTTGATGCAGATTGCTAATAAGGTTTTCGGTTTGACCCTAGAAGAGGCAGAAACTCTTCGTCGCATTGTTGGCAAAAAGAAAGCTGACGAGATGCCCAAGTGGAGAGATAGGATTTATCAGGCAGCAGAAGATTTAGGATTAGACTCTCAGATTAGTGACTTCTATTGGAGTGCTCTTCAAGCTTCAGCAGATTACTCTTTCAACAAGTCTCACAGTTTTGCTTATGCTGAGTTGGCAGCTAAGACGGTTTATCTAAAGTATAAGTATCCTAGAGAGTTCTTTTTGTCTGTCCTTGAATCTTCAGAGTTTGATCCAGATCCCTTGGCAGTTGTCGCCTCTGTCCACCAAGAATTAGATCATTTCGGCATCAAACTACTGCCCCCAAACTTATTTAAATCAAAAATGAATTTTTCGATTGAAGGGGACAACATTAGATATGGCTTAAATAGCATTAAAGGTATTTCAGCGAAATCGATTGAGGGTCTTATAAACTTTAAGGGTTCTGATGGCTTTTCGAGTAAGTATGATGTTTTTTCCGCTGCGAAAAGCTGTGGTATTAATATTTCTGTTCTAGTTGCGTTAATTCAAGCTGGAGCTATGGGGGAAACCACAGAGAAAAGGAGTCGTTTGGTTCTAGAAGCTCAAGCATTCAATATCTTGACTGATAGAGAAAAGAGGAATTTTATTCTTTTTAAAGACAGGTTCGGTGATGATATTTTACATGCAATATCTAAAGTCATTGAGGCTAAGGCTATCGCTGATGATGGTCGCCCTATAATGAAGGAGTCTAGGTTTGAGACTTTTAAAAAGAAGTTTAAGAGCTATAAAGAAATTTTTGACAAGAATAAACCATATCGCAAGTTTTCTAATTGGTGGTATGAAAATAGTTTATTGGGCTACAGTTATTCTTTTGACTTGAAGGACTGCTTTGAGGACGAGTTTGGCTCAATGAATTCTCTGAAAGACTTGGATGAGATTCCAGAGAACTCTAAGTTCAAAACTGTTTGCCAAGTTAAAGATTTCTTTACAAGGATATCTCAAAACGGCAACAAATATATGCTTATTGAAGGTTCAGATAATACTGCTTCAACTAGCTTTCTAATTATGGATAACTCAAGGTCTGAAACTCTTTCTGATTTTCTTGATCAATACAAAATTTCAAAAGACTGTATTTTGATCTTGAATGCAAGCAAAGGTCGTGGTAGTAATTTCGTAGACTCAGCAAGGGTCGTAGATACCAAGATTATGATGAAATTAATGGATCTCAAGAAGAAATGAACGATTTGCCCTTCACTCCTCAACTAGCTTCTATATTAAAAAAATCTCAAGACTTAACTGAACATCTTGGCAGGAATAAAGTTGATTTAGATATTTTCTTCTCCTGTTTCATGGATAACCTAAGTTTGTCATGTGAAACTATTTTAGGTAGATATGATAGCATCAAAGCACTTAATATAGCTTCGCAACGTGTTATTGAAAAGAAAAATCCAAATAAGGAGATTTCTAGGCAGTATTCAAAAAAATTATCTCAGCTTATTGATCATTCTGAGTTTATCCAAAAACAGCTTTTTGGGTTAGATTATATTAGCACAGAGTCAATGCTTTTGTGTATGTTAAGCGATGAATATACTCCGAAGGCTTTAGCAGAAGTTTTCGACGTAGATGATCGCAATGAACTAATTAATGACATTTCTTTTTTCGTAAAAGATGAAGAAGAGGTGGAAATAGAATTTAATTCCGAAAACAACGATTTTGATCTACCTATGGGAAACTGGATCGGGATGTTTGACGAAAATAAGATCCTAGATCAATTCGCGGAAAATTTAAACCTAAAAGCCTCCCGCGACGAGTTCGATAAGGTTGTGGACTTTGATGATAAAATATCAGAGATAGCCACCATCCTCTGTAGGAAGAAAAAGCCCAATGCGATTTTAGTGGGGCCAGCGGGAACGGGTAAAACCTCTTTGATCGAGGGACTAGCGTCTAATATTGTTAATGAGGAGGCTCCAGAGCTTATAGCCAATAAGGTTATTTACTCCTTGAGTTTGTCTAGCATGGTTGCTGGAACTCAATACAGGGGGCAGTTTGAAGAGAGGTTGGAGAAGTTTGTCAATGAGGTTAAAAAGTATGATAATATCATTCTCTTTATAGACGAAATCCATACTTTGGTGGGAGCGGGAGGAACAACTGAGAACTCTTTGGAAGCCTCAAATATACTCAAGCCAGAATTAGCAAGAGGCACTATAAGTTGTATCGGGGCGACTACAATTAATGAATATACTAATACAATTAAAAAAGATACTGCTCTAGATCGTCGCTTTGAAAGGGTAATCATCAAGGAGCCTTCTAAGTTCCAGATGCAAGAGATATTACCCGTTATTGCTTCATATTATGAAGAGTTTCATTGTGTCCGTTATACAGACAACTTCATAAACAATGTCATTAACTTTTGTGAGAAATATCTTCCAAATAAGTTTTATCCAGATAAAGCTATTGATGTTATAGATCATTGTGGCGCACAAGCAAAAGTTTCTCATTGGGGCCAAGACTCCTCTTTTAAACAAATTAAAGAGAATATAAAAGAAAAAAATATTGACCTTGATTCTGAAGATTCTATTCTTTCTTTTGTCACAGATCAGTTGACTTCTTGGACAAACGAAAAAGAAGAAGAGTTACCGGATGTTACAGTAAAACACTTAAAAGAATTTTTCTCTAAAAAGGAAAATCCCTTGAGGAAGTCAAATATTTTATCAGATCTGTCTGTCAGCTTAAAAGAAAAGTTTGTGGGTAATGATAAAATCATCGATTCTCTTATTGAATCAATATCACTTTCAAGTTACGGTATACATAAAAAAAGTTCAGTTCCAAGTATTTACTGCATCACTGGTGAAGAGTCTACGGGCAAAAGTTTTTTCTGCTCTACCTTAAAGGATTCTCTGGAAAAGAGTGGGGTGAATGTCTTAAATTATAGTGGAGTTCATTTCTCAGATGAGTTCGCTAAGTTTAAAATCTTACCAGAAATCATGAACAACACTTCTTTATGCGAGAAGATCAATATACATCCTAATAGCGTCATTATTATTGACGATTTCCATAAGTTACACTTGTCTGTTAAGAGTCTATTTGCTCAAATACTAAAGGACGGAAAGTTGCAAATGTCCAATGGAGATATCGCTGACTTTTCCAACGTCAAAATTTTTGTGACTAGCGGAGTAGAAAATACTTCATCAATGGGCTTTAATTCCGACAAAGAATCTCCAACCTCGTCTATTTTTAAAGAATTATTATCTCTGGTTGATTGCAATGTATTATTGCAGCACATTAAAAAGAAGGATATTTTTAGAATCCTTTATAACAAGCTTCAAAAAATTAATGATGATCTCCGCTTAAACAAAATAGAAGTTATATTCACCTTGAGTTTTTTGAAAAAGTTTGCTCGCTCCTGTAAAAATCTAGTTGATTTTGAAGAACGATTTGAAACTCATATTAACAAGTTCATTTGCGAAAAAATCACAGAAAACTGCTCAGAAATAAACCTGAACAAAATTAACGTATGAACGAAGAACGAATATTGTTCTGTTGCCCTAACTGTGGGGGCAATATGGAGGGGGACGGATATACAAGGGTTTTTCATTGCGAGTTTGTGGACACCCCTTTTGATGTTGAAGCAGATGCTAACCCTATTTTTTGCAAGGAGAACGCTAACTATCCAGACACGGGCGAAGCCCGTTGATCTGCGACGAATTGTTCGACTTTTTAGTTGACAAAGTCCCAATTCCACTTAGAATAACGTGTTATGAAATTAAATCGAAAGCAGAAAACTGCCTTAAGTCTTATTCGTGGAACCCGTGGTCGCTTCTTCGGCCTCCAAACCACTCAAGGAGAAACTTTGAACGCTCAGTTCCGTGGAGAAACTGGGAACTACATTCAGGTATTTGACCGTAATAACGGACTTATTCGTCGTTTTGCTAAAACTAGCCTTGATAGGGTTTCGTTTAGTCAGTAATGAGTGGGTCTACTTCAAGATATTTGAGAGGTTTGCTTAATTTTCAAGCTGATCCGATCATGAAAAGGGTTTACAAGCGCGTTAAACAGCGCTATACTAAGCTCCCTCACGACAAAAAACATCTAATCAAAGATTACTTAAAGACTCATGGAAGAAAATAAAAAAAATAGTGAATGGAGTGACCGAGAAGTTGGTGCTCTTTGGCGCAAAGGTGGCGAAAAGCCATTTTATTCTGGTAACTTTACCGTTTCTGGTTCTACTACCGAAATTGTTATTTTTCAGAATAAGTTTAAGGAGAAGGATGCCCAACCTGATCTTCGGATCTATCTGAGTAGACCGCAAGATTCTACCCAGACTAATGATGACTGGTCAGAACGTGAAATCGGGGCTTTGTGGCGTAAAGGTGACGATAAGCCTTTTTATTCTGGAAGCTTGTCGGTAAAAGATGAAAAGACGGAAATCGTTATTTTCAAGAATAAATTCAAAGAGAAGGATAATCAGCCTGATCTACGCATCTATAAAAGCAAAGCCCTACAGAAATAATGTCTCCAGAGCAAGAACAAGAGCTTCATGAAGCCTTCGTAAATCATATTACAAGTAATTTGACTTTCGCAGAGCTAATTGAAGTTATTTCTACCTTGGTAAACAAAGAGGTTGAGGAAAAGCTTAGTAAAATGACTGATGAAGAAAAACTTCAAAGTTATAACGAAGTTTTTGAAAAATAAGTGTAACATCCTTTGATGGAATACGATTTCTCTAAAGAAGCTAAGGAATTTCTTGAGTCTCAAGCTGCCAAGCGATCTGGGCCTAAAGGTGAAGCACAAACTCCAGCAAAACCTAGTGAGCGTAAGAAAGGTTCTAGTAAGAACAAAAAGGGCAGCGCGGGTAAAGATGGAAAGAAGATTAACTTCTCAGAGAAAGTTGTTACTGCTCTAAAAAACAAAGTTAAGGAGCATAACAAGAAGTATTCTAAAAAAGTTTCGCTTACACAACTTAAAAAAATATACCGTCGAGGTTCGGGGGCATTCAGCTCTAGCCATAGGCCCGGCAAGACCAGAGGTCAGTGGGCGATGGCTAGGGTTAATATGTTCCTGAAGATGGTGCGTGGAGGTAAAGTCAAGAAGTCTTACCGCGCAGCAGATCAAGATGTCGCCAAAGGATCTGAAGATTATTATATGGAAGATCCAAACAGCGCTTTTGTTGATTTTGACGAGCTTGATTTTGCTTGCGCTCGCTTAGATCTTCAAAGAATCGATGCTTTAGAGGAGTCTGACCAAGACATCGAAGATCTTGAGTATTCAGACGCTGAAAAAAAAACTTTAAATAAGCCCTTCCGATTAAAAGACGGTAAAAAGAAGTTTGGCGTTTATGTAAAAAACCCAGAGACTGGTAATGTCATCATGGTTAAATTTGGTGACCCTAACATGGAAATCAAGCGTGATGACCCAGATCGTCGCCGTAATTTCCGTGCTCGACACAAGTGCGATACAGCTAAAGATAAAACTACTCCTCGTTACTGGAGTTGTAAATTTTGGTCTAAAAAACCTGTAAGTTCAATGGCTTCAGAAGAGGTTATTGCTTGGGATGAGGATGAAAAGTTTTCTCAGTGGTGTTGGGATGACGAGTCTTTCGCAGAGCATCAAGATTTATTGAATGGCTATCCATTCTTGGAATCAGTAAAAGAAATTGTAGAGGACGAAGGCGAACTGTAATATAATACCTTTATGAAAAGGGTATTAGTTACGGGCAGTGAGGGGTTTATTGGCAAAAATCTCTGTCCTTATCTTGAGAAAAGAGGAATAGAGGTCGTTCCTTACGATATTAAGTTCGGTGGTAGTTTGCCTCCTTTGAATGGTATTGATGCCGTCATTCATCTTGGAGCTAACTCTAGCACTACGGAAACCGACTTAAAAAAGATTTTAAATGAGAATTTTATATTCTCTGGCACACTTTATCAATTATGTGCGAATATGGGTGTTAAATTTCAATACGCTAGCAGTGGTTCTGTCTATGGTGCAGCAGAGACATTTGAAGAGGATCAGTTCTGCGTCCCTCTAAACCCTTATGCTTATAGCAAATATATGTTTGACAACTGGCTTTTGAACGAAGATCATCCCTATCAAGGATTTCGCTATTTTAATGTATATGGTCCACATGAGGAACATAAAGGAGATCAGGCAAGTCCGATAACGAAATTCATCAAACAAATTCAAGAAGATGGCGAGATCAAAGTATTTAGGGGAAAAGCTAGTAGAGACTTCGTGCATGTGGAAGATGTTTGTGAAGTTCATTATAGGATGCTTCATCATGATACTAATGGGGTTTTTAATGTTGGGACTGGCAACTCTGTTTCTTTTAAAGAAATTGCAGATAAAATGGCAGAAAACTCTGGGGCAAAGGTCAAGCAGATAGCGATGCCCACAAAACTCAAGGGCAAGTATCAAAAATTTACCCAAGCAGACATTACAAAGCTAACATCTGCGATTGGAGAAATGGATTGGAAACAAGTCTTAGAGTGTGTATAATAAAGAAATGGTATCTCTAATTAAATCTGTATTAAAAAGCGTGGAGTTATACCTCAATTTGAGAAATAAACTCGCATTCTCTGAAATTACAGAGAAACATAACAAAAGAAAATATGAACTTATCGAAGAAATTGAAAAGCTACGGGATATTGGCGACAATGAGTCCAGTGATCGCGCTGACTTCTTGCGGGGGCAGCTCCTCACCGAAAACAAGCAGTTTAAACATATATCAGCCGTCTTCGTTGAAGCTGAAGGAGGGTCAGCCAATTCAGACTGAAGAGGGCGTTTATACTCCGCAGACCGATGAGGTTTGGCACTCAGACGCTCGTTACAGAAAGCTAGAGCGACAAGTTTATAACCAATAGAAAACCTTCATTATTAAAGGCTTCTGTTTCTAGAATCTTTTTATAAATATATGTTTGTGGCATATTTTTGTGTAATATATTTTGTATGGATTTTAAAAGCATAATCAGGGAGTTTTTAGACGGTGGCTGGGTTATTCCTGTTATTGGAGCATCAGGTATGATTGTTCGCATGCTTACTTTTAAGGGAAGGGTTTCCTTAAAATGTTTTTTTAGGAATGTTTTGGCTGCTGCTATATTATCAGGCATTTTATGGTTCGTATTGCATGATGCTCCTATAAGTGATTTTATTAAGGCTATTTCTTATGGCGTAGTTGGAGTAGTAGCTCCAGAGATTACAAATGGGTTAATTGCATTAGCGAAGAAGTTTGAAAAGAATCCTGATAAATTTTTAAAAAAATAAGAAATTAATGTAATATTAATTGCTTGAATTTATCTTGCCAAAGAATATAATTAGGTGATTATGAAGTTTTCTGGTAAAGACCGTATCGTTAAGCAAGTTCAAAAAAAACTTGGCCTTAAAGCTGACGGGATTGATGGTCCTGCTACATGGAAAATGATTTGGGAGAATCTGATTCATGATGATAAAGGTGAGCCAGAAAAGCCAGAGCCTGAAGCTCAAGAACTTAAAGATGATTACCCTGAAGTTTATAAAGCTTCTCCAAACCAATCTGGAGCCATTAAACCTAAGTATGTGGTTCTGCATCATAGCAGTGGAAGTCATGATGGGACTCGTTCATGGATTTTAAATGCTGCATCAAAGGTTAGTTATCACTATCTTATTGCGCCTGATGGATCTCGCACACAATTTGTTTATGACAAAAAAAGGGCTTGGCATGCAGGAAGATCTTCTTGGAAAGGTGTAAGTGGTCTAAATGGCCATAGTGTCGGCATTTCTTTTTATGGAGATACTAATAAACGCACACCAAGTGCGGTTGAAATTGATTCTGCTGCCAAGAAATGCAAATACCTTATGGATAAATTTGACCTTGGAATAGAAAACATTCTAACGCACAAAATGATTGCGCCGAATAGAAAGAATGACCCTTCAGATGAAACCTACCAAATGGTCATCAAACGTATAAAAGAGCTTTAACAGTGAATGAAGAGATATTTCATATCAATGTGAGCCGTCACGACATCTTTGACTACGTTGTGTCTAATTCTGTTTATGATCCAGTAGAGAAGTGCATTGATGCTACAATTTACGAGACATACATAGATCACATTTTTAATATCAGAGATCAAGAATATGTTAATCAGGACAGGGATTATATTTATTTTTATAAAGAGCTTTTTAAGTTAAAAGCAAAAGCTCCTGATATGCAGACTTCAGAGATACTTAGGTTATGCGAAGAAATAGAGGAAATATCCCCTAAGACTGTTAAATTATGAAAAATAGTTGACACGGCTTAAAATTTCCTTATACTAAGAGCAGATATGGAACACGAAGAACTAAGTAAATTAGTGATTGAGTGGGGGGAAAGTAAAGGGATTTTAGATTCTTCTACCCCACTTAGACAACTAGACAAGACGCAAGAAGAGCTTGATGAAACAAGAGCAGCTTTAAAAAAACTAAATGATCTTGATCGTCAACCTAACTTGATGGAAGTTCTTGGAATTCCTCCTGAAAATAAAGAGGATATTCTTGCAGAAGTTAAGGACGGTATTGGAGACATGTTGGTTACTATTGTTTTACTCGCTAAGATGGTAGAGCTAGACACTACAGACTGTTTAAATGCAGCTTATGATGTAATTAAGGGCCGCACTGGAAAGATGGTGGATGGACAATTTGTCAAAGATTAATGATTGAAATAGAGTTATCGCAAGAACAACTGGATTGGTGTGAGGATCATGCCAAAAAAATTGTTGAAAAATACGGAGGCGATAAAACCAAAGGCTCTGGATCTTACAATCACAATAGAGTTGATAGTAATTTAATTGGCGTAAAGTCCGAGGTAGCTACTGTAGTTTGGTTAAGAGAAAATTTAAAAGATGTAGAAGTATCTCCATGCTTTATTGATTTTGAAAACTCTAGAGGCAAGCCTGACATTGCAATAAAAGATTCGTTTATAGAAGTAAAAGGTTTAAGGAATTCTCACTGGGAGAAATTTAAAAGGTGTATCCCTCCCCGTCAATTGAAACAATACTTAAATAAAGGTGCTATTGTGATTTGGACAACAACAGAGGCTGATTCTGTGACTGGAGAAGTAACTTTAAAAGGTTGGAATTACGCTAGTGATGTCGATAAACATGGCGAATATCGCAGGACAATTTGTGACAATATTTGGCTCAAAGAAGACTCTCTAATGAGAAATTTAGAAAGTTTATTAGAAGAATTAAAAAAATGAAAAAAGCAAACAAAACTTACGAGGAAAAGAAGAAGATTAGGCGCAAAGGAGTTCATGCTAAAAGCAAGACCTCTAGCATTAAAAGCTCTAAAAATTACAAAAAACCCTACAGGGGACAAGGCAGATAATTCCCTGTTGCCTCGCTTGGTGTAATAAGCTATACAAACAAAATATTGTTATGGATATTATTGAGATTATTACATCGTTCGTTGAAGATAAAGTTTGGTTTAACTGGGCTTGTGCTGTTATTGCTGCGGCTAGTGCATTTGCTGCTGCTTCCCCAACCCCAAAACAGGGGACTTGGCTGTCGAAAGCTTACAAAGTCGTAGATTTTCTCAGCATTAATTTTGGTAAAGCCAAAGATAAAGGCGATAAGTAAAAATAACGCATCATAATTTATGTGATTAAACCGTGAGGATAATTGTATTGTCAGCTATCTCATCTTTTTTTTGTTACTCAGCTATTTCTAATAAAGGCGAGGTAAAAGGAAAGGAGAGGGGGAAAGAGCAGCAATAAACATAAATCATTTTAAATAATTTAAAAGCCGTCCTTCGGGACGGTTTTTTTATGATTAGCTATTGAATTTTCATGTATTCTAGCTAAAATTACTTAATGAGCATGGAGCCAATCAAAGGTATTGTTGAGACTTATGCAAAGGGCTGGGGTAAAGAGATCTGGATTACGAACAACGAACTTTATTGCGGAAAAATTCTAAAGTTTAATAAAGGAGCGGAGTTCTCCATGCACTACCATATCAAGAAGGAAGAAACTTGGGCCGTAATAAAAGGTAAACTTCTTTTAAAATATTATGATTTGAGTAATGCCGAGGAAAAAGAAATGATCTTGCGGGTTGGAGAGACAATTCATTTAAAGCCTTGTATACCTCATAAACTCATTGCTATAGAAGAATCTTCTGTATTTGAAGTAAGCACTCAGCATTTTGAGGAAGATTCTTACAGGGTTCAAAAAGGAGATTCGCAGAAATGAAAAAAATTCTTGTTATTGGAGAGTCATGCTTAGACATTTTTACTTATGGGTCTGCTGATAGATTATGCCCAGAAGCTCCAGTCCCTGTTTTTAAGCAGGAGGACTCAGTTACCTTTATGGGTATGGCCTTTAACGTCCATAGAAATGTCATTGCTTGCCTTGATGATTTAGGTAAAAAGGCAGAGGTAGAGATTAAAAGCAATAAAAGCACTGGAGCAAAGGTTAGATATATTGACTCTAATTCTAATCAAATGTTTTTGCGCGTTGATTCAGATGAGTATAAAGAGATTGATGAATTAAAGTTGCATGAAGCAAACGTGTGGTCTTATGATGCTGTAATCGTTTCTGATTACAATAAGGGATATCTGACAGACAAAGATTTAAAATATATTGCAGATAATGCTCAAATGTCTTTTTTAGACACTAAAAAGAAATATAATTCAAAGTGGGCTAATTCATTTGATCTGATTAAAATCAACGAAAAGGAATACAAAGAGAATGGATTTAAAGGGATGGGTATGGATAACCTTATTGTTACTTTAGGGGGTGGAGGATGTAGGTTCAAAGGAAAGAAATACCCTTTGAAATCTGTCGCTCAAGTGAGAGATGTGAGTGGTGCTGGAGACACTTTCCTTGCTGCTTTTGCGACTAACTATTTATTCAATCAAGATATAGATTCAGCGATTGACTACGCTCAGACTTGCTGTAGCATTGTCATCAGTAAAGCTGGAACAGCAACGATATGAATCATCCTAAAATAGCTAATATAACTAAGATTATGCACCATTTTTCGACGGGAACGAAAAATATGGCCTTTACTAATGGTTGCTTTGATTTGTTTCACGCAGGTCATGCACACCTTCTGAAATCAATTAAGGAAGATTTGCCCGATGATTACGAATTAGTTGTCGGCGTGAATGGAGATGAAAGCGTTAAGCAAAATAAGGGTTCAGAAAGACCTATTATCAGCCAAAAACAGAGAGCCTTTCTTGTAGCTTGTCATGAGTGCGTTGACCATGTGTTTGTGTTTAATGACGCAACAGTTTCTGGCTACCTGAGACACCTTAAGCCCTCTCGTTGGTATAAAGGTGGAGATTATAGCATTGCGACATTACATCCGTCTGAGAAGGCATCCTGTGGACAAACAGAGGTATATTTCATTCCATTCTCTGAGGATATAAGTGCCACGAAAATTATAACAAAAATTAAAGAACTATGAAAACTTTTATCGTAGACATTGATGGGACTATTTGCACAGATAGTCGGGGCAGATATGAATTAGCTCGCCCTATGAAAGCTCGTATTCAATATTTCAATGGATTGGTTGATAGTGGCAATACAGTAATCTACTGGACTGCGAGAGGAGGGAACTCAGGAAAAGATTGGTCGGAGCTTACAAAGAAGCAACTTAAAGAGTGGGGGGTCAAATATACAGAGCTTAAGATGAACAAGCCAGCATATGATTTTTGGATTGATGACAAGGCATATAATGGAAATAGGTTCTTTGATGAACTTTATTTTTAAAGATTGCCGCATTGATCGAATCAATCTAGAGATCATCAATTTGAGCTTGCATCGCCGCAAGTGAGGTGGTGACCGAGGCTTGCAAAGCGGTTAGTTGTGCTGTCGTTGCACAAGCGTCAATTTGCTCTTGCAAAAATGAATCGTCGAACTTTGGCACAAATAGGTAAATCTGATTCTCATCATCAGTTATGTCAAGGATGTTTTCATCCGATACATTGTCCGAGCGATCTTTCTCCTCAACTAAAGCCTTTACTCCTATCATCCCATTCGCTCCAGTCGTTCCTGTTGTAAGTAATATTGGGAATGGATCTTCTTCGGAGCCTACTTTATCAGAATCTTTATCCGATAATTGTTCAAAACCCCTATAGTAAACGTGAATATTTTCTCTTACATAAAGTTCTTTAAGTTCAAACCCTTTAAAATCAGCTAAATCGATGTAGATAAAACTTTCTTTCCCTTCTGGAGTTTTATTTGGTGGATTTAAAAGTTGCGGGGGGGTTTCTAATTCATTTTCTACAATAAAATTCCTAAAAGTCTCGGCATTAGTTTTTTGATCAGTTCTAATAATTTTTGCTGAAACTACTTCTCCAGTTTTCTCGTTTCTTATGATTTCTATAGAATATTCGACCTTCTCACCTTCGGCATGAGTATGCTCTAAGTCTTCGACTTTAATTCGGGGGATGGAGGCATTATCGCTAGTTTTATCCTCAAAATCATCCGTTGTCATATTCGCATGATCGTAAATATAACCCTCATTGAATTTGACCTTAATTGTATCCGCTTCCTCTTTTATCTCTGGGAAGAAAGGAGCTGAATAAAAAGTATATGTAGCAGCGTTTGCTCTATTTCCTTGAACGTGGTAAGTTAGCGATTTTACCTCTTCTACTTCTTCAGCCATATCACTTGTTCAATATATTTATAACCTCTCCAGTTTCACCAAAAAAGTATAGATGGTCGAAGTAGTTAAAATTATTATAATTAATACATTTAATCTCTTTTTCTGGGGAATCAAGACTCCTGCCTAAGAAATATTTTTTTCCTCCAGCCTTCAAGCTACCATCAGGCCAGAGGAATTGCTTCTCTGCGAAAAAACAATCTTTCAGCTGTGTGTTGTGCCACGTTTCGATATAAGCAAATTCGTTATCGAAATCATGTCTTTTAGTTTCGATTTCTAATTTCTTTTTAACAATCGTTTTCACTAAAAGATTTTATAGAAAAAAGATATAAAAATCAATTATTCTTTTTCTTCTTTCTCGTCTTCTTTATTCTTACCCTCTTTTTTCATCTTCTCGATGATGGCTTTTTGTAATGCTGGGGGTAATTTCTTTTGTTTTTCAGTGAGTTCTCCTTTGCTATCGTCCATCATCATGGCTCGCATTTTACCATATTGCATGGCACAAGCACCGTAAGTATCCTTATCACCCATCCCAGCTGTATCTGTAAACATTTTATCGTCCATAGCGCACATGTGCATGTAAGACTTGTAAACTCCAGCTTCTGCTTGAGAATACTTCTTGGCGATGGTTACTTCCATTTCTCCAGCATCATTGACGCTGGCCTGACTTTCTAAGGGATTTTCAAAATTGTCCATAGTATAATTGGGTTATACTATTATAATACACTATAAACACAAATTAATGGAAAAAGTAGCTTTTTTGAATTTAACAATCAATTCTTTTTATCACAATCGCGTTTGGGAGGAGTTTTTTAATCAGGGAGACAAGGACTGTTTTAATCTTTATTTGCACTCAAAACATCAAACTAAGCACCCATTCTCTAATTACTGCATAAAAAATACCGTTCCAACAGCTTGGGGTCATTTTTCATTAGTAGAAGCGACAATAGAGCTAATGAGGGCAGCTTTAGAGGACGAGGACAATGAATACTTTACTTTAATTAGCGATTCTCATTTCCCCCTGTATGATTTGGATACCACAGTAGACCTGATCAAAAAAAAATATAAAAAAACGACTTTTACCAAGCATTTTAGCTTCCACACAAAAGTTAAAGGTCAAAAGATTTTCAAGGAGGGGATAAAAGGTTACGATTTTGGTGAGTATAACGCTGTTTGTCAGTTTTTTGTTTGCCGAAGAAAAGATGTGGAAGTGTTTGTTGAGACTTTTGAGCACTGGTCACAGTTCTTTGTGAAAGAAAAAGTTATCTTTGCTGATGAGTTTTATTTTTGGGGAATAGCGAAACAGTTGGGCATGGACTTTGAAATGGGCCAAGCAACCACTTATTCTGATTGGAGTATTACCATGAATAATAAGGGCGTAAAAGATAGAACTCCAAAGGTTTTTAGAACATTAACAAATCACATGCTTGACTCTTATCGTAATTCAGGGTATGTTTATGTTAGGAAGATAATGCCAAATACATTTATCACGGCAAATCCATTTAAATATTGATAAAATATGACAAATACAGTAGAATTACTTGGACACTATGGATCTGATGAAGTCATCGCTTGTAGCGCATGGACTTCAACAAGTAGAGAGTTAAATGAAGAGAAAAGACAGAGAATTCCGAAGCTCATCGACATGCTTTGGAGTAACGGACATGAGACACCCTTTGAGAAGGGTAGCGTTCACTTTCTTGTTGATTGTGATATTGCCAGTCATATACATTTGCTTAAACATAGGATTTCTTCGCTCAATGCTGAATCGGCTCGCTACAAAGAGCTTAAGGAAGACAAAATGTTTCTTCCTGAAGATTGGCCAGCGTTTTGGCAGGAAATGTTAGTGTCTTACACACAAAAAGGGAATGAGCTTTACCACCAATGCATTGCTGAACTTGAGCCAGAGTTAGGGCGCAAACGAGCAAAGGAATCCGCACGGTTCTTCAAGACTTACAATAGTCGTATTCAAGCAGATGTTCAATTCAACATGAGAAGCTTTGCAAACTTCCTAAAACTTAGGAATAGTGAACACGCTCAAAAAGAAATAAGAGAAATCGCTCAAAAAATGCTTGACTTGGTTAGGAATATCGAAGAAAATCCGTTTAGACATACCTTAAATAGTTGGGGTTATTAAATTATGCAAATAAAAAAAATTGAACTTCGCTCTCTCCAGCAAGTTCGCACTTATGAGTTGGAGGATGGAGATATTATTGATAATTTTGGCTCTATCGAAAGATTTCAGAAGATACTTGATGACTCTGAACAGCCTACAGAAGAGGAAAATGAAATGTTATCTAACATTCTGAGCGATTGTCCAATAGAGGAAGACAATATTATGGGTGGCATTGAAGAGTCGTTTTTTGAATACGAATAAATTCAGGCTAATACCATCATGAAATACGCATATATCAAGGCTGTTGTCAATAATGATAAGAGAGGTAATGGTGCGCTTGTCTATATTCAGATTAGTTCTGATGATGATAGACACTTTCTCTTTACAGAAAATGAACTAAAAAAAGCAGAAGCTCGCGCTGCGAAAAACCCAGAAGACCTTGAAGTTCGTGATATAACTTTTACTGAAGATTAGTCTTGAAATCCAATAAAACCATATCTCTTTTTACTTATATTTCATCAGAAGATGAGGTAGAGATAACCTTGGGGATTGTTAAACATTGCATCTCTGTTTTTGAATTCGATGATTTCGTGATTTGCTCAAAAATCCCCAACCTAGATACCTCTAAATTTGAAGCGCTTGGAGTTAGATTCGTCTTTGAAGATGACTTGGACTCCAGTTATGAATCTTATAATTTTTTCAAACTTAATCGTTTGGACAATCACATAAATACGGATTTTGTTTTAACGATTGAAAACGATGGATTTATAATCGATGCTTCGCTTTGGAAAGATGAATTCCTTAACTATGATTACATTGGTTCTCCTTGGCGCGATCCAATAAATGATAAATCTCGTAGGGTTGGGAATGGAGGCTTCTCTCTTAGAAGTAAGAAATTATTGCAAGCCACTAAGAAGATAACAGATCCTCTTAATGGTCCCTTTGGAAATGAAGATGTATTTATTTGTTTAAAGTCAAAGGAGGAGCTAGAGTCCCTTTATAAAATTAAATTTGCTCCCGTTGAGTTGGCAGCTAAATTCGGAGTTGAGTGGAATGCGTGTCCAGAACAAAAGCACATTACGGATGAACTCTCAACTTATGACACATTTGGATTTCATGGTGTTGACCATACTCCTTTGATGCACTCCACTTTTATTAAAGATTAATTGTGAAGAAATAAAACCCAAATATAATCCTCTTGACAATCTGGACACAAATAGTGTAATAACAATTCATGAAGATTACAGGTAAGCAGGAAGTCGAAATTGAGATATCCGAGGGTCAAAGACACTTGATTGCTCTTGATTATATTTCAGAGTTATTTGAATGGGATACCGACTATTTTATTGAAGATGGCTGGGTGATTAAAAGAGAGATCGCCCATACATCACATTCATTTGAAATGAAGACTAAAGTAAGAAAAGCTGGCAAGCAGGATCAATACCTGTATGACATGTTTAAAACTTTGAAGAGGCAGTCTTTTTAACCTTTAAATTATATCTTCCTCTATTTCCTCTATTTCCTCTATTTCCTCTATTGGCAAAGGTTTTAGGGTATCGAACTCCGCTTTGGTCATCTCTATAATCAGACCTAATGCAATAGGATCAGCCATCATTGCTTCATCCGCCTCAGTAAATCGCGAGACCTCTAAAGAGGTCAGGACAAAGCCACTGTCATCATTTGCAGTCTCCAGCTTCTCAATTGGGATTAGACCCGTCAGTGTCTGGGCAATTGTATTTATACCTTTTGGGTAGTTGCGAATTTGGTCTACTCCTTGAGACATCGCGACATAGACATCAGGTTCGACCGCGAAATATCTCCGTCCTGTTTCGGCGCGGCTTTGTTCGATTGGAGTTAGTTCTATATTTTCTTCAGGCATATTATTGAATTACTGAGTTGATTGAGATGGCCCAATTCTTAGATTTGAGGCTGGTGATTGCCGTGGCGGTAGCGGATGACAACGTGGTTCCGTCGTAGTCGATGTCGATTGTGATGTCTGATAGCTGAGTGCCTCCGCTTGCCCCTGTGTTTGTTCCGTAGACTCCGCTGGTGTCGATGGAGGCAAGGATGTTTTCTACGGACTGAGCGGTGAGGGA